TTATCTATACGCAAAGGTCAGCAAGACCGCCGACAAGGGCGTTTTCTTTCTCTCTGAGACCGCAAAAACGCTGAATGGTGTTGACGGTTATTACTGCCTCCTTGTCGGCGTTCTGAACAGCGAATACAACGGAGAGAGAAGTTTCGCCACGCTCTACGGCTTCACAGAGGTTCTTCCAGGGCGTGTGACGACCGACAGAGTTGTGTCAGGTGACGGGAACAGCTATTTTGACATGCTCGCCAACGCTATGAAGCTCGGGGACGCTCTTGACTTCAATTCAGCGGGGGACGGCAAACTCAGAATAAAGGGTACAATCGTTCAGAGCCAAAGCGGTCAAGAAAGCTATATCGGCTGTTATCGGGGCGAATACAACGCCTCATACACTTATTACAACGGCGATGAGGTGTCTTTCACTAAGGACGGGAACACGTCAACATACAGAATGTACAGCGACACGCCTGTCAAAGGCGTTGAGCCGACAAACACTCTTTATTGGCAAGTCGTGGCTCAGGGTTCAAAGGGTCAGGACGGAGAAAAGGGTGCTGACGGAACATCGGTTCAAATCAAGGGTCAGGCTTACGCCCATTATGCAACTATCGATGAATGGGATAGAGACAAGTCAAAGCCTCTTGTTTTGATTGACAAGATAACAGACACGTCAGACGAGGAAGAAACCGATATTTATTGTGTCTATTATAAGTATGGGCGACCACGCCCTGGGGCTGCTCCTGGTTGGATAAGGGAAGAGGCTTCTGTCGGCGAGTCTTTCATTATGGTATCAAGCACTGAGAGCCTGAACGGTTGTCTGTTTGTCGCTCAGACCGAGAAGTGGCAGAATGTCGGACGCATCAAGGGCGACAAAGGAGACAAGGGCGACACGGGGGAGGACGGTCAAGACGGTGCAGCGGGTCAGTACACAGAACTGCGCTATGCCAAGAACGGCTCAACAACAACGCCGCCCGCTCTCTCAAAAACAAGCCTGAACCCCTCAGGGTGGAGTACAACGGTGCCAACGGTAGCCGACCTTGAATACTTGTGGCAAATATCTGCCGTGAAGTCAGGTGACGGACAGACGCTTGTCTCTCAGTGGTCAACTCCCGTGAGAATAACCCCGTACAACGGCGTTGACGGTCAAGACGGGGCAGACGGTCAGGACGGAACAAATGGGCGTGGCATAAGAAGCGTGACAGAGTATTACGGTGTAAGCAGCAATAGTTCTGTCAGACCGACCGTGTGGTCAGTTTCTTTAATACCGACACTCTCAGAGACAAACAAGTATCTTTGGAATTATGAGCGCATCACTTATACTGACGGCTCTTCTGTCACGACAACGGCTGTCGTTATCGGCTGCTATGGAGACAGGGGGCGTGGCATTGTCTCAATCACAGAAATGTACCTTGCCACAAACCTCTCAACAGGCGTGACAAAGAACACAATGGGTTGGAGCAGCTCTGTTCAGGATATTTCAGCCTCACGCCCATACTTATATAATTATGAGATTATCAAGTACACGGACAACACAACAGAAGAGACGGCGGTCGCCCTGATTGGTCGTTGGGGAGCTGACGGCTCAGATGGTCAAGACGGAAAGGACGGTGTGTCAGCCGCCTCAGTCTATCGTGGCGAATACTCTTCAATAAAGCGGTATTACGGAAATTTTTTCAGGGTTGACATCGTGAAGTATAACTCCACTTATTATATCAGCCGTGTTGATGCTCCCAACGGCTCAGACGGCTTCACGGGCGTAGCCCCGACCAACACCAATTATTGGAACGCATACGGGGCGAGCTTTGAAAGTGTGGCGACAAGTCTTCTGTTGGCAGAGCTTGCCAATATTGCGGGGTTCATCTTCCGCAACAACAGACTTGAAAGTCAGACCCTTTCAGACGGCTCAACAACAGACGGGGCGACAAGCAAAACGCCAATGGTATTCTTGAACGGTCTCACGGGTCAGGTCTCATTTGCGGGCGGTAAGGTTGTCTTCAACTCTGACGGGACAGTGAACATCGGTAACGGCAAATTCACGATTGACAAGAGCGGCAACGTCACGATGAATAACGTCACGATGAACAACATCACGGCTAACTCGGGAACGTTCAAAGGGGTTATTAATGCCGATGCGGGCTTGATTATGAAAGTGGAGAAATTCACAGCCAATCAAGAGTATTATTACCTGAAAGCAGAAACAACGGTATTAATCGTTCAAACCCCTTATGGGAAAGAACAGGGAGACGCACACTTTCAAAAGGTTGTCTTGCCTCAAAACCCGAATGTCGGTCAAGTCCTGACAATAATCAACAACAACACCTATCCATGGTACACGGAGTTGAGAATATACGGGAACGGTCACAGAATTATCCCATCATGTGGCGACACGTTGTGGGGTGACAAGACATGGGATGCGGGGTATTATCTGCCACTCGCCACACAGAGGGGCAAACAGTTCATCTTTGACGGCACAATTTGGTGGCAGATAAATATGTTCAACGGGTATTAATATTCACATAAAAATAAAGAGACATGAAACAGAAGATTTTCAAATGGTTATCAGCGAGCAATCGTTGGAAACATCTTGTCGGCGGGTTCTTGATTGGGCTTGGGGCTGACGATTGGTATTGTGCCTGTTATACGGGTGCGGGTGTGGGAGCGGCTCTTGAACTGAAAGACGTTCTTTGGGGCGGTTCTTGGGATTGGATAGACTTCGCCTTGACATTCGGCGGGGCTGTTGTCGGACACTCAATCAGGGCTGTGCTATGAATGAGGTTCAACACGTTACCGAGGTCGCTAAAGGTATCAGCGACTTCGGCTTGATGGCTGTCACGGCGGCTTTCTTTCTTCTTCTGTCGGCGGCGATGATGATTGCCATTTTCAAGTGGTTCAAATCAATGATTAACCGCATGTTGGAACAGCAAGAGAGCCTGAGACAGTTGTTGGATATTCTTCAAGACAACAACGCCGCTATAAAGAGCCTCGCCGAGCGTCTTGAACCTGAGACACAGCTGCGCATCAGAAACCTCACGGGCTTTGCCTTTGACCTGACTGTGGAACAGGTATGTCGCCTCATTAAGAGGGTCAGAAAGGAAAACCACATCATCGACCACGAGGCAACGGCAGAGAAGATACGAAAGTCTCTCAAGGTCATTCACGATGACAGGAACAGCCGCTTTGACCCGTTCACTTATCGGGGAAAGCCTCTGTCAGACTTCTGCGCCCCTGAATGGGTTGAAGATGTGGCAAAAGTCGTTGAGAGTGAAATCTACAATGAGGACGGGGAAAACAATGCCCGTGCTTACACGAATGTTAAACTTGCGTATGATAACATCAAAACAGATTTTTATCAACGCTTAAACGGTTAAAAACTATGATAGTAATTATTGACAACGGTCACGGAGAAGACACAGCGGGCAAGCGTTCTCCTGACGGAAGACTGAGAGAGTATGCCTACGCCCGTGAGATAGCCAAGCGGCTGCAGTGTGCCTTGTGCCGTGAGCTTGGTGCGGGTCATGTCTTTCTCTTGACCCCTGAGACGAACGACATTAGTCTGAAAGAACGCTGTCAGAGGGCGAACAACCTCTGCAAGGCTCACGGGGCTTCAAACGCTCTGTTGGTCTCAATCCACAACAATGCGGCGGGGGCTGACGGCAAATGGCATGAAGCCCGTGGGTGGTCAGCACACGTTTCTCTGAACGCCTCTCAGAAGAGCAAGACCCTCGCAACGTGTCTCATTCAGACGGCAGAGAAAAACGGGCTGAGAGTGAGGAAGAGCACGCCACAGCAGCCGTACATCACTCAGAACCTCGCCATCTGCCGAGACACGAACTGCCCCGCCGTTCTGGCAGAGAACCTTTTTCAGGACAACAGGGAGGACGTGGACTTTCTTCTGAGTGAGGAGGGCAAGGCTCTCATTACAAAGGTTCATGTGGAGGGTATTCTATCATACATCAAAAGCGTGAAGAAATGACAAAGAAACTGTTCATCTTATTGGCGGCGGTCTCACTCATGTGGGGCTGCTGCCCTTGCCGAAACCTGACAACGGAAACAACCCGTCAGGACAGCACCCGTGTTGAGGTCAGGACAAAGACAGTTCTCGTCCCTGATACCGTGTATGTTGAGATACCCGCTCAGACAGCCGAGCGGACAACCCGTGACAGCGTTTCACACCTTGAAAACGACTACGCCGCATCTGACGCTCGCATCAACCCTGACGGCTCTCTCTTTCACGACCTCAGGACAAAGCCGCAGAAGAAAGCCGTAGAGACCGATAAGAAGATTGAGACCCGTGACAGCTTGGTTTACCGAGACAGATACCTGAAAGTCAAAGAAAAGGTGTCCGTTCCCCGTGACCTGACAAAGTTTCAGAAAATTGAAATCTTCGGTTTTTGGTTCTTGTTGGCTGTTATCGGTTTGTTTGTGTATTTAAAACGACTACAAAGAGGCTGAGAACGCTGAAAATGATTAAGAAGTAAGCATAAAAATCGGAAATTTTATCGGAAATCCAAGGAATTTTCTTACCTTTGTGACAAATTTTGAAAATATAGCGTTTGCTATTGTTTTGAGGGTCAAGAAAATCGCCAAAATTTCAGACAGCCTTAGAAGCAATGGTAGATGCCCACGTATATCGTGGGCATTTTCCTTGTGGGCTGTTCGGGTGTTTGGCGATACCTCTTGACCAACAAGGGGATGCCCACGTTTTTACGTTGGGTCTCTGTGACAACGGCAAGCCGTGTTTTGCAAAGGTACAGAGTTTTAACGTAAAAACAGCAGATATGGATTTCAAAGATTCGATAAAACAAATATCTGAGCGCATTGAGAGCCTGAAAGACAACCTGAAAACAGAGGAAGCCACGAAGACGGCTCTCATTCTGCCTTTCCTGAGTGCGCTCGGCTATGACGTGTTCAACCCGTTGGAGGTGCTGCCTGAAATGAGTTGTGACATCGGAATGAAGAAAGGCGAGAAAATTGACTACGCCATTCTCAGGGACGGCGAACCGATAATCTTGATTGAGTGCAAACATTGGGAACAAGACCTGAATTTATATGACAACCAACTGATACGCTATTTCAATGTGTCAAAGGCGAAGTTCGGGGTCTTGACAAATGGCATAATATATAAATTCTATACAGACCTCGCCGAGCCAAACAAAATGGACGAGAAGCCATTCTTGGAAGTGAACCTCCTTGAACTGAAAGACGCTCAGGTCGAAGAGTTGAAGAAGTTTCACAGGTCGTATTTTGACGTTGACAACATTCTCAGCTCGGCAAGCGAGCTTAAATACATGGGCGAACTCAAAGCCGCCATTTCAAAAGAGTTCGCGAACCCCTCTCCTGACTTTGTGAGGTTCTTCGGGAAACAGGTCTATGACGGGGTTTTCTCCCAAAAGGTTCTTGAACAGTTCACAGCCCTGACAAAGCGCACAATCGGTAGTTATATTAACGACATAATATCTGACCGCCTGAAAGCGGCAATCAAGACTGATGAAGAGGCAACCGCCACGGAACAGAAGACCGCCGAGCTGTCAGGAGAACAGGCGACAGAGCCTGAGACCCCTGATGATGGTATCGTCACAACAGAAGAAGAGTTGGAGGCGTTCTTCATCGTGAAGTCTATCCTCCGCAGTGTTGTGACCTCTGACCGCATCACATACAAGGACACCCGATCATACTTCGGGGTTCAGATTGACAACAACGTGCGGAAGACCGTTGTCAGGTTTTATTTCAACCAACCGAAGAATAAGCGTATCGCCATTATCTCAGAAGACAAGTCAGAACGTATGTACAAGGTTCAGACGCTTGACGAGATATACAACTACGCTGATGAACTGACAGAGGCGGCGCAGAGATACCTCTAAACCGCCCGACAGCGATTGCGCCCGTATGTCGGCGTAAGTTTCGTGAGGTGATAACTTACACGAGATTGAAAAGTAAAGCCCACATGCGGCGTATTCGAGAAAAATAACTATCTTTGTGCTCAGAAGACTGAAAGAGGGGTTAAAAAGCCCCTCTTTTTACATTTCTGTTGCTGTTTTGTTGCTCTGATGAATTGTTAAAGGCAACAAACTCTATATAAATGACTGATTTTCAGCCCGTGACAGACTTATTGTGTGGGAAAGTAAATGTTCTGCATCGGAAAGTAAAAGCCGATTAAAAACAAGCACAAAAAAGGAAAGTGATGTAG